AAAGCTGTACAGGACTGGCGGCCACGAGGGTGGTGACGCTAGAAGCGCCCGATTGGCCAGGAGTACTTACCAGGCTGGAACGGGCGTCCATCGTGGGTATGTTGATAGAGATCAGCTTGAGGCCATGGTGCGTAAGCTCCTTGGAGAAGGGGTCAAGCGGGAGGGTTTGGATCCGGTCCAGGCCCCCGTAGCAGAGTTTTCTGAGTTCGACGAGCAGTTTGCAGCAGCATCTGTGACATTGACCGCGGTTGAGCTGGCTCTGCAGGCTGCGCTCTTGGCGCCTCGCCCTAGCAAGCAGAAGATGACCGACGCCCAAATAGCCTTCGAAAATGAGCGCCTTGACAGGGCTCGCGTCGAGAAGGCTGAGCGCAAGGCTGCAGGCGAAGCCGAGCAGGCCGCCAATACGGCGGCCAAGGCCGAAAGGAAAGCCGAGGCGGATAGACTCAAGGTCGCCGCTGACGAGAAGCGTGAGGCATCGAGACTCATCGCGGAAGAGGTCCTCAAACAGAGGATCATCGTCGCCAAGGGCAAGCTTGAGGCGGCCGCTGCGGATTATTACAAGCGTATCGTTGCGCTTATGAAAATCCGAGCCCCCGATGCGAAACTTCAGGCTGAAGTAATTCGCAACGAGATGAAATCGCATATCCACATGTTTATTGACATGTTGGAAAGCGAGGGTGGCTTCGTCACCCGAGAGCAGCTTCACACCCAGCTTGAGGACAGCGGATGGTTGGTTAGCCTTATGGAGAATCAGGCGATCTGTCCCATGTTGATGGAAGTACTTTCAGAATCTCCGGACCATTATAAGACTGACACCGAGGAAAGCAACGTCAAGCACGTTTCTTTTCAGGAGCCGTCCCAAGCGTCCGCGGGGTCGCGGCTAGCGGGTGTGCTCCACGAAGAGCCGATGATAGCGACTACAACGAAGGAGATGGTCGTGCAAACCGAGATTTGCCAGGAGGAGCCGGAAGCGGCTCCCCAATTCCAACAGCCCACGATGGGTTACGAATGGCAACAGCCGAACCCGTACGGGTGGCAGCAGCCGAACCCATATGGGTGGCAGCAGATGGACCCGAGGGTGGTTCAGATGCAATACCAACGGATGATAAACCATTCGTATCCAGGCTTCCCCCAAGGCCCGATTTATACGGGCCCTGTGTGCCAGGAACAACTCTTCCCCACAAATACGCAGCCGTCAGGTTTGCAGAGCCAGTGTGTGGAGAGTACTCAGCTGACGACCGATACTACGAAGTCGTCGCAACAGCCACCTCTCGTTTCTCAAGAAAGGGGAGAAAAAGGAGGGTTGAAGGCGTCTGGCAAAGATTCGCCGCCCGGTTCGCGGAAATCGAAGCAGCCTACTACTGCCCCGACCTCTCGCAAGCAGCAACAAAACAATCCCTTGCGGAAACCCATTCCAAGCGAGGCATTGGCCGAAGCGGAGAAGTCCCTCAAGCAACCTTCGAAGACGCAGCTAAGTGCGTCGGCGAAACTGCTAGGGCTTCAGGACACCGTTGGGCTTTCCCCGGAATTGCAGGATGCGATTTCGAAGGTGGACACCAAAGTGTGGAAAGCTTTGACGCAAAGTTTGGAGAGCTCTTCGAGGAGCGGTACCATTGCTTTGTGAACAGGTTAACCGCTCCGCCGGCCCGGGCTTCCCCTTCAATCTCCTCCCAGGAGGAGAAACCAACGGAGGAATCTTCCTCCGCCATCCAGAAGTGATCAAGCAGGCGACTAAAGAAAAGTTGCTTAAGATCATGCATGCTTCAGACTCCGATTTTAACGAGTGTGTAGCAGACCCACGCTTGTGGTACGCGAAAGGTTTTAGGAACCCTGATAGGGTTTTCCCTAAGAACCAGGCTCAGAAGGTTGACAAGAAGTTGCCTAGGGTTATTTGTAGTACTGCCTTGGACGATCAGCTAGTTACTAGATGGTTTTTCCAAGAGTTTACCGATGCCGAAACTTATGTGTTTCCGGCTATGGATACTATGAAGGGTATGGGTTTTACCGATGAACACGCTACTTTCGTCGGTGATAAGGTTGATGGGAATAGGCAGGCCTATGACAGGGTCAGTGGAAAACCAATGGCAGGTAAAGGCCCAGTCGGGAGCGACATCTCCGGTTGGGACAAGAACTTCGTTGGCGAGGGTACATTGGCTACTTACTGGGCCATGAGGCGAACGTGTGTTAATTATGACACTTTCGTCACACAATTCGAGCGCGCCTATAAGTGGTGGAGCTTGTCTTTATGTAGTAATTTGTATGTCACCGATGATGGTGAAATTTTGGCGTTTTTCGAC